TAGGGAAATGCACCCGATTACTCACCTTTATCACCTTGGCGACTTTGAAAGGAGAAACGACTATGGCAGATGAAATTGTGAAGAAACGCACTCGGCCTGATCGTAAGGAAGCCATGAGTGTCCATACAGAGCCGGGTGACAATAGAAAATATCTGGAACATTCGATGGTCATGATGGACTGGCCTGATGTGAATGTGAGAGAGCCTGAACAGGTCAAAGAGCGTATGGGTATGTACTTTGCTCTGTGCGCTCAGGACGATATGAAGCCCTCTGTTGCTGGTATGGCATTGGCTTTTGGAGTTGATAGAAAGACGATATGGGCATGGGCAAATGGGGTGGATAGTAAGATGCTACCCGCCGAAAGCCGTAACTTAATTAAAAAGGCGTATCAACTTTTGAACGCTCAGATGGAAAGTTATATGCAGAACGGAAAGATCAATCCGGTCGCCGGTATCTTCCTGATGAAGAACAACATGGGCTATGCGGACAAGCAGGAGGTCGTGTTGACACCCAACCAGCAGCTCGGAGATCAGGTTCCCGCCGAGGACTTGGAGAAGAAGTATCTCGAAGATGTGGCGGGTGCGTCCAGCGACTATGACCCGGAGGACTGAGCGACTTTCACGACTTTTGCGACTATGGCTTACGACTATGCCGAACGACTTTGCGACTATCCCACGACTTTGCGACTTTGACAGAGCTGCCGATCTCCCCACGGGGTCGGCGGCTTTTCCTTTCCCCGGCTGATCTGCGGCGGGTTCCACCGGGGCGGCGTGGGCGCTGCCGGGGTTCCGGCCTGATTGAGGCGGCGTTTTGCCTTTTATATGTATAGTGTGAAAAAGTGTAGTTTTTCAGACGGCTGCAAGCGTCAATAAAAAACTTGATAAAATATCAATAAAACGCTTGACAATCAATAAAACACTTGATATACTCTAATCATCAATAAAACACTTGATAATCAAATTTGAGTTTGAAAGGGGTTTACATTATGAAAAAGATTTTTAATTTACCTGTTTGCGGTTCTGATCGGGCAAAAAGTTTTTACGGAAAGGCAAAAGTTATTGAAACGGAAAACGGCGAAAAAGTTTTACAGTCCTACAATACTTTTGTTTGTCGTATCACGGCGGCGGGGCGGTTCGTTCGTATGTGGGGCGGCTATTCTGTTACTACAATGCGCCATGTAAATAGTTTTCTTTCATTCTATGATATGAACGGCGGCGGGAAATCGTGGTGGGATATGCAACCGGTAGAAATGGAAAAGCCGAAAGCGGCGGATATGACCCCCGCCGAAAGTTTGAAAGCCATGTATAAACGCCGTGCAGCTAACAGCGTGAATTATTGAAAGGGGTGTATTACATGAAATTCAAGACAACGCAAAAGGCAGTAAAGGCCGGTTATTCCACAATTATTTGCGTTTCCTATTGTAGTTTACAGTATCTTTTGAATTATGAAAGCCCGGTTGCCTATACACAACGCCGGGAAGGGTGGGCGGCTGATATTTACGATATGGGCGGCGGGGTTGCCATTGTAACCGGGTATGCCCCTTTCGGAAATATCCGCCCCACTTATGAACAGGTGAAAGCCGTGGAAGAACAGGCCGAAAAAATCCGCTATAATTATAGCCTTTCCTATGAACAGCAGCGGGAAAGCCTGAAAAGCCTTGCAAGGGATTTTATAAAGGGGGTTTGCAATCATGAATAAACGGGAATATTGCGAAAGCCGGGAAAGCATTGCATATTATAGCGGCTTGAATGGCCTTGAAATCAAAGGCATTGAATACGGCATTGACGATTATATTTACTGTATTTCCGGGGCGTGGGGCGGCGGTAAAGCGTTCCACCGGTGCAAGATACAGTATACCCGGAAAGGGGCGGCATTTTTCCGGGTGCATGGGTATAAAATTCCGCTTGATGAATGTATTAGAATGGGGGTTTAATTATGAATTATATTTTTAAAACAACGGCAACAATGAAAGAATACAACAATAAAAAGTGGTACATTGACGGCGGTATTGTTTCGGATATGCGCATAGATGCGGATAGCGTGGAAAATGCGCTTGAAATTTATCGGGAACGGGTGGAAGAAAAGCATTATATCAACATTTCCAAAAATGCCATTAAAAACAAGTCGGAAATGTTCGTTGATCTGTCAGACGGGAGCGCAAAACAAGTTGGTTATGTTATCACGGGAAAAACAGAGTTTGACAAGGGCGATTATACCGGATACAGCACACAATATATTGATCTATGGATAACAATTCTAACAGTTGTTGATACGGTATTTTAACGGGGGTATAAAGCATGGTATACGCAAGGAAAAAGCACGGCGGCGCAAGCTGCTATCTTGTATCCCCTGATACGGTGCAAGCGTTTATACGGCGTGTTACATGGGCGCAAGGGGTTGCAAATTGCTTTTGTAATATCACGGTAAAACCCTATAAAGGCCGGAAATATAATCCCGCTTTTGTTTGGGTGTGCGTTGGTTGAAAGGCGGTAAAAACGTGTATTTAATTCTTTTGTTGCTTTTGCTGCCGGTTCAAATCCTGATTGAAATATTGAAATTGAATAAGTGAACGCCGCCCCGGTGCTATTCCGGGGCGGTTGTTTTTTGCGCTTTCTGGCCTGATTTGGGCGGCGTGAATGGGTGACGGGGGCGGGGGATATGCCAGCGGCAGCGAGGGCGGGGTGAGCTGAAAAATACCCGCAAAAAATAAAAAGGTCAATTTCAAGAAAACGCTTGACAATAAAACACTTGATATGTATAATAAAGCCGAGGTGATAAACATGAGAGGTCGAGAAATCCTGAAAGAGATCATGGCTTCCAAGTCTCTTTCCAACGCTGAACTCGCAAAAAGACTCAATGTCTCTAACGCTACCATTTGGGAACGTCTGAACAACAAAAATGTCAAGGACATTCCCGTGTCCCTGCTGACCACTATGCTCAGAGCGATGGATTACAAGGTCATCGTTGTTCCTGCCAATACCCGTCTGCCGGAAGGAGGTTTTGAAGTTGAATGACGCATACAAGCTCGTTCCTCACGGCGAGGTCATCAAGAAAGACAGCACCGTGGTCATTCCGTCCATCTTCATGTTCAAGGGCGGAGCGGGAGAGTGCTATCCCTTCCTGAAAATGTGTGGGGACAATAACTGCATTGTTCACTTCAAAAACGAAAATCTGACCATTTACCCCGATCGGCAAGATGACAGCGTATCCCTGAAACTTCTCATTTATCTTGCGATTGCAGGAAGTCATGAGTTTGGCGATGACTTCATTCGATACCTTAACAACATGGAGAAAATGTCGTGGGAAGCGGTGAGTGTTCAATGAAATACTTCCTTGGTCGTGTGTCCAGCAAGGAACAGAACCTTGCTCGGCAGCTCAAGGTCGCTCGTGAGAAGTTCGATATTCCTGACGAGAATGTGTACTGCGACAAGATCACGGGAAGCAGCTTTGACCGTCCTCAGTACAATGCTCTGAAAGCCATTGTGCAGGAAGGTGATGAAGTCATCGTCAAGGAGTTCGACCGCTTTGGGCGCAACAAGGACGAAATGAAGCGAGAACTGGAATGGTTCAAGCAGAAGGGCGTGATCGTCCGTATCCTCGACATTCCGACCACGCTGATTGACTTCAAAGACCAGACATGGGTGCTGGAAATGGTCAACAACATTCTGATTGAAGTCCTCGGTGCTGTTGCCGAGCAGGAGCGTAAGAAGACCAAGCAGCGGCAGGCTGAGGGTATCGCCGCCATGCCGATTGTCGATGGCAAGCGGGTGTCGGTGAAGACCGGCAGAGGGTTCGGCAGACCCGCTTCCGAGATTGATGACGAGCAGTTTGAAAAACTCGCTCAAAAACAAAAAGACGGTCTTATCACCGTAGCGGACTGCTGCCGGGAACTTGGCATTAGTCGGTCTACATGGTATGACCGGGTAAGAAAGGTTGGTTGATAATGGCGTACTATCAGTTTTCATTACCCATGACTACCAGCGAAAGCTATCAGCTTATCAAGACAGTCTGTGAACGGTCTTGCACCATCAAACAGGACTGTCCGAATGAGAGCATTGAGGTTCGAACAAGGTTCCGCATGGGGAAAGGTTCTCTCTCGTTTGTATTTTATTTGAGGGAGCTGGAAGACGGAACTGAAATCATGGTCAGTTCTGATAACGCAACGCTTACGGGGGCTTTAGTGGCGATGAACGGAAATAAGCCGGAAAGCGTTTGGGATTTGCCGGACAAAGAATGGAGCGATCTCATTGAGGATTTCCGAAAGGAATATCCCGCCTTCCCCTTACAAGTTGGCAAGCCTGTCCCAGTTGCCGCTGAGCCTTGCGATGATGGCATGGGGCAGGAATCAATCAGCCGGGGCAAAAATGTATCTCTCGGTAGAGCGGCGGTTGGTGGTTTGATGTTTGGTAGCGCCGGTGCCGTGGTGGGCGGTTTGAGTGGCACAAAGAAGACCATGAGCCAATCCAGAAACATCTTCTCTGCTACTGTTCTTTTCCGAGTGCTTTATAGCAACGGAAGGTTGATTGAGAGAACGGTCAAGAAAAACAGTAGGGAATTTGCCGAGCTGATGGCAAAATCAAGATAAGACTTCCGTAAAGACGGAAGGACAGCCGAGGGGCTATCTCAAAAGAGGTAGTCCCTCTTTTTATCTGGAAAGGAAATGCACATGAATTATGAAAAACTCTCCGGCTCTATCCGAGCCGTGATCGACCGCCGACCGGGAGACAATGGGGCGTACAGCGACCTCTTTTCTCTGTGCCGGGAGTGGGAAACCGAAGATTTCTCGGCGGCACATAAGGTGAACAAGGAGCTGCTGGCACTCTCCGCAGATCAGGTAGTTCGTGGCGGCGGGGCGAAGTTCTATGAACAGTGGCGGCGGTGTCTTCTCTTTGAAGCACCCCATGATTTTGACTCCTTCATGACCTACATTGAACTCGACCGTAAGCCGGAAAAGCGGTTTTATGCGCCCCGGAAGCACTATCTCAGACCGATGGTGCAGGGGTTCCAAGATGTTCTGGACGGGAAGCTGCGTCTTTTGACGATCTCCATGCCGAAACGAGCGGGAAAGTCTCAAACGGGTATCAATTTTGTGAATATGATTTCCGGCAAGTTTCCTGACCGCTCGACCCTGATGGAAGGGACAGGTGATGACCTTGTAAAGAGCTTCTACAATGGTTGTCTGGAATACCTGTCAGTTCCCAACGAGTACCTGTTCTACGATGTGTTCCCGGACGCACGGCTGGTACAGACCAACGCCGACACGAAGACGGTGAACCTGAAAAGCAAGTCTCGTTTCCCCACCATCATGTGCCGTTCCATTGACGCCCGACAGGTGGGCTTGTCCGAAGCCACCAATGTCCTCTACCTCGATGACTGCGTAGAGGGTCGTGAGGAAGCGAAGAACCGCCAGCGGCTTGATGACAAGTGGGAAGTGATCTCTGGTGATATTATGGGTCGTGCCATTGAAGGTACGCCGATGGTCTTTACCGGCACCCGCTATTCCCTGTATGACCCCATCGGTCGTGTGCAGGAACACGCACAGCGGGAGGGCTGGGCTTGGAGAGCGATTGAGATACCCGCCCTCGATCTCGTGACAGACGAGAGCAATTATGAGTATGAGCGGGAGGGCAAGAAGGTTTTCACCACCGCCTACTTCCGGGAACAGCGAGAGCTTCTGAGTGCGGAGCAGTTTGAGAGCGAGTTCCAGCAACAGCCCTTTGAAGCGAAGGGTCTGCTGTTCAACAAGGACGAGCTGAACTACTTCTTTGAGCTGCCGAAAGACCGTGACCCGGACACCATCATCGCCGTTGGCGATACGGCGGAAAGCGGCTCTGACTCGACTTCCATGCCGGTGGCGATGATATACGGCAATGCTGTGTATATCGTTGATGTGGTCTTTGATGACTCTCCCGCTGAGGTGACGAAGCCGGAATGTGCCAAGTGCCTGATTGAGAACAAGGTGGCTTCCGCCGTCTTTGAGTCCAACAACGCCGGTCAGTATTATGCCAGAGATGTTGACCAGATCATTCGTGAGCGTGGGTACTCTGTTGGTATCCGCACGAAGCGCACGATTTCCAACAAGCAAACCCGTATCGAGTTCGCTTCCGATAACATCAAGAAGAACTTCTACTTCAAGCACCCCTCCACCTACAAGCGGGGCAGTCAGTATTGGAACTTCATGAAGGAAGTGACCACCTATACCCGTTCTGGCAAGGTTCCGCACGATGACGCTCCTGACTCCCTCTCTCTGTTGGAGAACGAAATCCGTATGCTGTCCGAGGGCAAGGTGGAGGTTTTCAAACGGCCTATTTGAGTCCTTTACTTTCGCTGTGGCGAATGATATAATTAAGAGTTTACTATTGACAAGCATTGGAGAGTTTGATACAATGATAAGAGAGAAAATAGGTAGAGGGGAGGAGGTGCTGTAAGTGGGTGCGAGAGCGTTGTTTGGTCGCCGTGTGATCTATACCGATGTTGCCGAAATTAACGCCGGGAACATCATTGATGTTCTGCAAAAGGCTTTGTTCGTCCATCTGCAAAACAGCGCCGACATTGACTATCTCTATCGGTACTATCGTGGAGATCAGCCCGTGCTTCACCGTGAGAAGGAAGTACGGCCTGAAATCTGCAACAAAGTCGTTGAGAACCGAGCCAATGAGATCGTGTCCTTCAAGGTCGGCTATCTGATGGGCGAACCCGTTCAGTATGTGAGCCGAAGCGATGACGAGAGCATTTCCGCTGAGGTCAGCCGCTTGAACGATTATGTTCTCAGCGAGGATAAGCCTGCCAAGGACAAGGAACTGGCGGACTGGTCGCATATCGGCGGCACTTCCTACCGCATGGTGCTTCCTGATGGGGAAGCCGATGTGGAGGAAGATGAAGCTCCCTTTGAGATTTTCACTCTTGACCCCCGCTTTGCCTTTGTGGTCTACTCCACCGCTCTCGGCAACCCCGCCATGATGGGCGTGAAGTATGTGAAGGACGAGAACGGAAACCTGATTTTCAGTTGCTACACCCGTGACCATTACTACGAGGTGGAGAATACTTGGGCGATCATTCGGAGTGAACCTCAGATTTTGGGTATTCCTATCATCGAGTACCCGGCGAATAAGGCTCGGTTGGGTGCCTTTGAGATCGTCCTCCCTCTGCTGGACGCTATTAACACCGTGGAGAGCAACCGCCTTGATGGTGTGGAGCAGTTCGTACAGGCGCTTATGCTGTTCCACAATGTTGACATTAACATCGAGGATTTTCGCCAGCTTCGTGACGAAGGTGCAATCAAGTACAAGGACATTGACCCGCAGTTCAAGGCCGAGATCGAGTATCTGACCTCGGAAATGAACCAGACACAGACACAGACCCTCGTGGACAGTATGTATAACACCGTCCTGACGATCTGTGGTATGCCGAACCGCAACGGTGGTTCTTCCACCAGCGATACCGGCTCTGCGGTCATCATGCGTGATGGCTGGTCGGCGGCAGAAGCCAGAGCCAAGGACTCCGAGCTGATGTTCAAGCAGTCTGAGAAGGATTTCTTGAAGCTGGTTCTGCGTATCTGCCGTGACCTGAGCGACCTGACGCTGAAACTCAGCGGTCTGGAAATCCGCTTTACCCGCAGAAATTACGAGAATATTACGGAAAAGGCAAATGTGCTGACTGCTATGCTTGCCAATCCGAAGATCGCCCCGGTTCTGGCCTTTACCCATTGTGGTTTGTTCTCTGACCCGCAGCTTGCGTACCGTATGAGTATGGATTACGCTGAGGAACAGGAGAAAAAGGCCGCTGAACTCGCAACCAAACAGAAGGAGGTTAATCCTGATGGAAAAGGAAATCCGCCTGACCCCGGAAGCGGTCAGGAAGATTGAGGAAATCTTAAAGCATCACAATCAGGCGGAAGTCAAGGTAGAGGACAGCTCCATCGTGGTTATTGAGATACGCCGGAAAAAGAAATATTGAGTGGGTCAGGCAAGGGCTTGACTGACAGCCGTGGGGCTACTGATACCGAAAAGGTATTGGTAGCCCTTTTATTTTTCCTTCCAATACCCTCGGAGTTTTCGGACAGTCCGTGAAAGCTCAGTCTTTTCGGAGATATGAGAAAGGTGAAGACAATGATTTGACCGTTGTAAGGCGTTGAATGGTCAGGGAAGACCTTAATCGCAAACGGGAGACAACCCGTAAAAACAGAAAATAGTGCTGAGTGAACAGCCTTGTTAAACGCAGGAGGTAATCATTATGGCAAAGATCGACACCAGCAAAATCACGGGCTATGCGGAAATGTCTGCGGAAGACAAGCTGAAAGCTCTGGAAGCGTTCGAGTATGAGGACAACGCCGCCGAGCTGGAAAAGCAGAAAGCCGCTGTTTCCAAGGCCAACTCCGAAGCCGCTGAGTGGAAGCGTAAGCACAACGCTCTGTTGGGTGAGGACGAGAAGAAGAAGCAGGAGCAGGAGGAAAAGTTCGCCAACATGGAGAAGGAGCTTTCCGAGCTGCGGGAAGCCAAGCGTGTTTCCGAGTTCAAGGCCAAGTTCATTGCTCAGGGCTATGACGAGGTTCTTGCCGAGGACACCGCAAAGGCGATGGCTGATGGTGACTCTGCCAAGGTGTTTGCCAACCAGCAGAAGTTCCTTGACGAGTATGCAAAACAGGTCAAGGCTGACGCTCTGAAAAAGACCCCCAAGCCCACTCCCGGTGCCGGTGGCGGTACTGGCGAGATGGATTACGCCAAGAAAATCGAGGAAGCACGGACAAACGGTGATTTCGCCGCCGTTGCTTACTACACCCGCCTGCAAGCCGAAGCGGAAGCGCAGGCGAAAAAAGAGTAAAGGAGAGTTTTTACTATGGCAGATCAGTTTGCTATGAGTTTCGGGGTACTCAATTACTCCGGTATGCTCTTTAACAAGGGCAACACCCGCACCCCTCTGAGTTCCATCATCGGCGGTCGTGCCAAGACCACCAACCATGTTGAGTTCGTGACCGGTCAGGAGTTCACCTCTGGCGGCGGCGCTCAGCCTGCTATCAGCGAGAGTGCTTCTCTGACCGCCCCTGACGCTACCGTTGTGACCCGTGCGCAGAAGACCAATGTGACTCAGATCTTTCAGGAGTCTGTGGGCATTTCCTACGGGAAGATGTCTAACATGGGTACTCTGAGCGGTATCAATGTGGCGGGTCAGCAGGCCAACCCCATGAATGAGCTGGACTTTCAGGTTGCCGCCAAGATGATGAAGGTCAATGCCGACATTGAGTACACCTTCATTAACGGTGTCTACAACAAGGCCACTGATGACACCAAGATCAATAAGACCCGTGGTCTGGTTCCCGCAATCACTTCCAACACTACGGCGATGGCTTCCAAGCCCCTCGGCCTGTGGGATATTGCCGACATGGTGAAGAAGATTTACGGCGCTCACGCCCCCACCGATGGCCTGTGCCTGTGGTGTGACGCTGTGACCATGTTCCAGATCAACGCTGACGCTGTTCAGAACGGTCTGACCGTGGTTCCCGCTGCCCGTAACATCAACGGTATCGCCCTGTCCAGCGTGGTCACGCCCATCGGCGTTGTCTACCTGTACCTTGGTGAGTACCTGCCTGCCGGTACTGCCCTGCTGCTGAACCTGAGCGTTCTGGCTCCCGTTTATCAGCCTGTCCCCGGCAAGGGCAACTTCTTCCTTGAGCCGCTGGCAAAGGTCGGCGCTGGTGAGAAGTATCAGCTCTTTGGTCAGATCGGCCTTGACCACGGCCCTGAGTGGTTCCACGGTAAGTTTACCGGTATCTCTACCGAGTTTACCGCTCCCACTTACAGCCGCAGCGTCTTCATCGCCAATGACGCAAACAACCCCGTGAACACTAAGGCCGTTGCTGGCGGCTAAGAGTGGCGCAGGAGTAAACCCAACATTTTAGAAAGGAAAGGTGGAAAGCATGACGGACGCTGAGAAGTTGAAAATGGTGAAAGCCATGACCGGCGAGACAGACGAGGACACGCTTTCCACCTACCTTTCTATCGCCGGAAACAAGGTGTGCCGCAAGGCATACCCCTTTGACCCCACCGTGACCGCTGTTCCTGACCAGTACGTTCACATTCAGGTAGAGGTTGCCGTGTATCTGCTGAACAAGCGGGGAGCCGAAGGGCAGACCGCTCACAGCGAGAACGGTATCTCCCGCTCCTATGAAGACGGTGATGTGCCGCCTACGCTGCTGAGGGACATTGTTCCCTTTGCCGCTGTGATGGGAGGTTGAGTGCATGAGGACGCTGAACCGCAACAAATCGCCCTTCTGGTATCTGCTGTATGACAGCAAGGCTCCCGCCAAGGACGAGTACGGCAACGAAACCGGCGAGGAACTGGTGGTTTACAAGCCTGCCGTGGCAATGAACGCCAATATCTCGGCGGCGACCGGCTCCGCTCAGGTTGAGCAGTTCGGTAATTTCGCAGGGTACGACAAGGTGATCGTCACCGATGACCTGAGTTGCCCCATTGACGAGAATACCGTGCTGTTCATCGACAAAGAACCGCAGTATGACAAGGACGGGAAGCCGCTCTACGATTACATGGTCAAGCGGGTCGCCAAGTCCCTCAACTCCATTTCCTATGCGGTCAGTAAGGTGACGGTATCGTGAGTCAGACGATCAATGCTCCGCTCTCCGGGAGAGGGATTGAGCGGCTGATACGGGAAACCGAGAACTGGAAGAACCGGCTTCGAGAGCGGACTGCGGTTTTTCTCGACCGGGTGGCGCAGGAGGGCATGGAAATTGCTTCTATCAAGTTCTCGCAGGCCGTTTATGACGGCACGAACGATGTTTCCGTGACGGTGGAACCCCGTGGGAACAATGTTCGAGCGGTGGTGGCGACAGGCGGAGCTACCCTGTTTATCGAGTTCGGTACAGGCGTGACCTACCCGGACGATCACCCGGAAGCGGGAGAACTCGGCATGAAGCGTGGCGAATACGGTCAGGGTCACGGCAAGCAGCACTCTTGGGGTTATTACGGCGACCCCGGCACGAACGGAGTGCTGAAAGAGAAGAAAAACGGCGGGTTTGTGGTCATTACCCACGGCAACCCCGCCAATATGCCGATGTATGAAACGGTAAAGGAGCTGCAAGACCGGCTCACGGAGATTGCGAAGGAGGTGTTTTCATGATTGATGTGGAGAGTCAAATCTACACGCCGATTGCGGAAGCCCTGAGAGCGCAGTTTCCCGGTATTTTGGTCAGCGGCGAGTATGTCAATGCCCCTACCCGTTTCCCCTATGTGAGCTTGGTGGAGCAGGATAACTACACCACGGAAGCTCACATGGACAGCGGCGATACGGAGAGGTTCGCTACGCTGATGTACGAGGTGAATGTCTACTCCGATAAGGCAGGCGGTAAGAAATCCGTTTGCCGAAAAATCATGAGGTTTGTGGACGATCTCATGTACGCCAAGAATTTCCGGCGTACTTCTCTGTCCCCGGTTCCCAATTTGGAGAACGCAACAATTTACCGTCTGGTTGCCAGATACAAGGCTGAAACGGACGGAACCACTCTTTATAGGAGGTAAATGAAATGGCTATTTCCACCTACAAGGTTTTTCTGATGAAGAAAGCCGACACTGGTGAACAGTGGAGCAAGCTGATCGACATTAAGGAGTTTCCTGACCTCGGCGGCGAACCCGAAATGCTGGAAACCACCACCCTGAGCGACAATATGCAGACCTACATCGCCGGTATCCAGTCCCTCGATGGTCTGTCCTTCACCGCCAACTACACGCTGGCTGATTTCCAGACCCTCAAGGCTTTGGAAGGCAAGAAGGTCAGCTATGCGGTCTGGTTTGGCGGCACTGAGAGCGATGGCACTGTTACTCCCGATGGCTCTAACGGCAAGTTCAGCTTTGACGGTGAGCTGTCCGTGTATCCCGTGGGCGGCGGCGTGAACGAAGTGGTGAACATGAACATCACCATCGCTCCTTCCACCCCCATCGCTTTCTCCGCAACCTAAGACACCAACAATCGCCGTATTGATAAGGAGGATTTATCATGGCAAAGCAGTTGACGATCAATGACCCTACTACCGGTGTGACCTACACACTGGAATACACCCGCAAGACCGTTGAAGCAATGGAGAAGAACGGCTTTGTTGCCGCCGATGTGGAGCGCAAGCCTATGACTCTGCTTCCGGCTCTGTTTGCCGGTGCGTTCCTCGCCCATCATCGGTTCGTGAAGCGTGATGTGATCGACAGCATTTACGCTCGTATGAACCACAAGGACGAGCTGATTGCCGCTCTGGTAGAGATGTATAACGACCCCCTGCTGAGTCTGCTGGACGAGCCTGAGCAGGAGGGCAACGAGGGAAACCTGAGCTGGAAGACCGGCTGGTAAGCGACCGATCTTCCAGAAGTGAGGGGGGCGGCGGCGACCATCGCCCCGCTCCCCTTCTCGCTTACACGCCAAAATTTTATGAGGTTTTCCCGTACTATCTTTCTATTGGCATGACCTATGAGCAGTTTTGGGAACAGGACTGCGAATTAGTGAAGTATTACCGAAAGGCGGCGCAGATCAGGCAAGACCTGAGAAATCAAGACGCTTGGCTCCAAGGAGCTTATTTTTACGAAGCTCTTATTGACGCTGCCCCGGTTCTTCGTGCTTTCGCCAAGAAGGGAACCAAGCCCACGCCGTATCGGGAAAGCCCCTATGAACTGTTCAGTCGGCAGGACAAGAAACAGCAGAAGCAGCTTCAAGAAAAACACGATGACCAAGCCAAGGCATACATGGAAGCCTTTATGGTATCGGTCAATAAGAAATTTCAAGAGAAAGGTGGTGGCGTAAGTGGCTGACAATGTGGAAATTCAGGGGTTGGAGTTTCAGATCGTCAATGACAGTACGCAGGCGGTCGCAGGGCTTCAAAACCTGATTAACACGCTCAATCGTTTGAAAACCGCTACCAACGGCGGCGCAACGGGTCTGAGCAAGACCGCTCAGGGTATTCGGGAGCTTTCCAATTCTCTGAAAGGCTTGAACAGCGGTGACGCTTCGCAGAAGATCACCCGGCTTACCAATGCGCTGACCGCTCTGAGTCAGGTTGGGAATGTGAAGATTTCTTCCTCCATCGCCAACCAGCTCACGGCAATCAACACCGCTCTCGCTGGCCTGAAATGGACGGACGGCGACAAGCTGACTTCCCTTGCCAACGGCTTACACCCTCTCTCCGAGTTGGGTAAGGCCAATATGACCACCTTTATCAATCAGCTCTCCAAGCTGCCGAAGGTGATCGAGGATTTGGAAGCGGCGGACATTGACAAGTTCACACAGCAGATGACCGCCCTTGCCGCCGCCATGAAGCCTTTTGCCGATGAAATGCAGAAGGTGTCCAACGGCTTCTCGGCGTTTCCATCCAAAATCCAAAAGCTGATTACCAGCACGGAGAAATACAACGCTTCTGCCCGTAAAGCAACCTCCACTACCGGGCAGTTCACAAGTGGATTGAAAGCGTTGAATGTCGCCGCTGTTGCAATCACTTTCCGCAAAATCGGTCATTTCATCGCACAGGCGGTCACGGAGTCCAACAAGTATCAAGAAGACCTGAACCTGTTCACGGTCGCCTTGGGGCAGTATGCCGCCGAAGCTCAAAACTACGCTGAAAAGGTATCTGATGTCATGGGTATCGACCCGGCACAGTGGCTCCGCAATCAGGGCGTTTTCAATACGCTGTTGACCGGCTTCGGTGACACGGCTGAACGAGCGCAGCTCATGAGCCAAAACCTGACACAGCTCGGCTACGATATTTCTTCCTTCTTCAATGTTTCTATTGAAGACGCTATGCAGAAGTTACAGTCCGGTATTTCCGGCGAGTTGGAACCTCTGCGGCGCTTGGGCTACGATTTGTCGCAGGCACGGTTGGAGCAGACCGCTTTGAACCTTGGTATCAAGGAAAGCGTTGCAAACATGACGCAGGCAGAAAAGGCCGAGCTGAGATACTACGCCATTATGACTCAGGTGACAACCGCTCAGGGTGATATGGCGAGAACGCTGGAAGCTCCCGCAAACCAGCTTCGTATCTTGCAGGCACAACTTACACAGGCCGCACGAGCTATCGGTAACATCTTCATTCCCGCACTGAACGCAATTCTTCCCTACGCAATCGCTGTTGTTCAGGTCATTCGAGAAATCGCCAATGCCCTTGCCAACCTTGCGGGTTTCAAGTTGACGGAGGTGGACTATTCAGGAGTGAATAGCGCCGCTGTCGGCGCTGGGTCTTTGGCTGATAATCTCGATGACGCTGCCGGTGCTGCCAAGAAGCTGAAGCAGTACACCGCAGGCTTTGACGAGTTGAATGTCTTTGCTCCCAACACGGGAAGCGGTTCCGGGGCGGGTGCTGGTGGCGCAGGCGGATTTGATTTCGATTTGCCTACCTACGATTTCCTTGGTGACGCTGTGCAGACCCGCATTGGTGAAATCCAGAAGATGATTGAAGACACTCTCGCAGAGATCACTACGATTGTTTCCGGCTTTATGCTGGCGGTAGGTGCAATTCTGGTCGTAACCGGTGTAAATATTCCGCTGGGTGTCGGTCTGATGGCGGCTGGTGCGGTCGGCCTTGCGGCTACCGTTGGGCTGAATTGGACTGCTATGAGTAGCGAACTGGCAAGTACGCTGGCTCTCATTACAGGTGTTGTCGGCGGCTTCCTGCTGGCTCTTGGCGCAATTATGGCGTTCTCCGGGGCGAACCTTCCTCTTGGTATCGCTTTGATGGCCTTGGGCGGGGCAAGCCTTGTATCTGCCGCTGTTATCAACTGGCATAACAGCGACCGGCATCTCACTGACGCTTTGACCACCTTAACGGGAGTTCTGGCGGGTGCTTCTCTGGCGGTAGGCGCTATGTTGGCCTTTACCGGGGTCGCAACCGGGCTGGGTATTGCGCTGATGGCTGTTGGTGCTGTCACGCTTGTATCTGCCGCAGCTCTGAACTGGAACAGTATCCCGGACGCTCTGGCTTCTCCCTTGTCCAGAGTCGGATTGTTGGTCAGCGGAGCAACCTTGGCTCTCGGCGCTATCCTCGCTTTCTCCGGGTGTATGCCCCTCGGTATTGCGCTGATGGCGATTGGTGCTACTTCTCTGGTTTCCGTAATGGCTCTCAACTGGAATGGCCTGAGCGATGAAATCCAGAATGTGATTGCCATTATTACCACGGTCGTATCTGTGGCGTTCCTCGCTATCGGTGCGGCACTGGTGTTCTCCGGGGCGAATATCCCGTTGGGTCTGGCTCTGCTGGTGGCGGGTGCGGTCACAATGGGTACGGCTATCATGCCGAACTGGAATGACCTCTCTGACAATGTTCAGCAGAAAATCAGCATGATTACTACCGTTGTCGGCGGCGCTCTCTTGGCGGTCGGCGCTATCCTTGCTCTGAGCGGAGTCGCCCTTCCTCTCGGTCTTGGCCTGATGGCGGCTGGCGCATTGAGCCTTGGCGCTGTTGCTACCCTGAATTGGGATTTTGTGGTTAATTCCATTAAGAAAGTCGTATCGGTCATCACGGGTATTCTCAGCGGTGCATTGATCGTTCTCGGTGTCCTGCTGTGCCTGAGCGGTGCGGGTGTTGGTCTTGGCCTTGCGGTACTGGCGGCGGGTCTGTCCCTGTCGTATGCGGCATGGACGCTGGACGATAACCCCATTACTCGCTTTGTGCGACAGATGGCGAACTCCATCATTGGACTTGTGAACGGTGTCATTGACGCAATCAATGATATGTTCCACATCCAGTTCAACGGTCTGTCTGTTATGGGTATCACGCTTATTCCGGCGTTTGATATTCGATTGGTGGATATTCCGCATATTCCGTTCTTTGAAGACGGCGGTTTCCCGAATGAAGGACAGCTCTTTATCGCCCGTGAAGCGGGTGCGGAAATGGTCGGTGCGATGGGGCGCAGAACGGCGGTTGCCAACAATGACCAGATCGTTGAGGGTATCTCCGCAGGCGTGTCCGTTGCCAACGATGGCGTGATCGCTGCTATCTACGCTCTGCTGAATGTCGTTGAGGAAAAGGACTTCTCCGTGAATATTGGTGACAATCAGATCGGTGAGTCTTATGACCGTTATAACCGAGCCAGAGGTGTTCGTGTGAATACCGGCGCTTTCAGTAATGCCTACTAAGGAGGGCTGAGGAAATGCAAAGTTTCATTACAATCAATGGCACAAAGTTTCCTCAGCCCCGCAGGGGCTTAGAGCTGCTGTCTGCCACTATCGTAGACTCTGCCAGAAATGCCAACGGCGTTGTGGTAGGCCAGAAGGTCGGCAGAGATCAACAGAAGCTCAACAACCTCTTTTGGGGCTATCTGACAGCGGAACAGTGGTCTGCCATGTTGCAGATTTTTGACAAGAACTTCTTTGTGACGGTCACTTATCCCGACATGGTAAACAACCGCTGGACAACCCGAAAGATGTACCCCGGCGACCGCACGGCGACCCCGTACCATCTTGACCCGAACACGGGGCTTCCTGCGGACTACATCAACTGCAAAGTCAACATCATTGACTGCGGCGAACCGTTCTAAGGAGGTGCAGCCGTGAAACAGGTAAGCAACGCTTACAAGCTGTCGATGAAATCTTTGCTCCGTGAGCAGTCCTTTGTAGAGATCACCTTCTCTCAGGTGGATACGGCAGCGGCAACAGACGGTAATTGGGTCAGCAACGGGGCGCAAAGCTATTCTGAGTTCGACACACTGGACTACGGATATGATTATCAGGAGTCCTATGCGGCGTTGGAGCTGAACCGGTGGGCGCTGGACGGAAATACGGTCATCGTTCCTTCTTCCGGGACGATGTATGACGGCTTTGTTTCGAGCCACATGAGTAATGCTGAGGGCAAGTTCACCACCCCTGCGGTGCTGACCCGTGCTTTCAGCAATCCTCATACCTTCCCCGGTATCACCCTGACTTTTGACACTCGCTATCAGGAATGGCCTGACACCGTGACAGTTGATTTCTACCTGAATGGTGCGGTGCTGGAAAGCCTGACACTTCCCGTAGAGGGGACAGAGTTGGTCATCAACACGAAGGTCGCTTCTTGTGACAAGATTGTGTTGACGATGGGGAACACCCTCCCGTACCGCCGCCCTCGCTTGCAACAGGTTCTCTACGGTGTGCAGAAGAAATTCGGAAACGATGACATTGTTTCCATCAAGGAGTCTCACGATGTAGACCCGCTCTCCCGTAGACTGCCGCAGGAAACTATGCAGTTCGTTCTTTTGGACTACGAACACAATTACGACCCGGATAACCCGAAAGGCATTTATGCCTATCTGGATAAGAAGTCACCGATTTCTCTCCGATACGGTTATATGCTTCCCACGGGCAAGGTCGAGTGGCTGAAAGCGGACAAGTATGTGCTGAACAGCAAGCCGAAAGCTGCCAAAAATCAGGCCACCTTTACGGGTACAGGTCTGGTTGGAAGTATGACCGGAACCTTTTACAAGAGTAAGCTCGGTTCCAAAAACTTCTACGACATGGCTGAGGAAGTGCTTTTGGACGCAGACCTGACGCTGACAGCGCAGGGTACGCACCCTTGGGTGATTGACCCGGCCTTGAAGCAGATGTTCACAACGGCGGCACTCCCCATTGACTCGCACATGAACTGTCTACAACTGATCGCTCACGCTTGCCGCTGCCGCCTGTTTACAGACGATGACAATATCATTCACATCAAGCCTTTTGGCGTGACTGTGGTTGGTATTTACAGCGGCGTATGGGCGGATAACGGTCATCTGTGGTACAGCGAGTGGGACACTGTTGACCGTGGCAATAAGGTCGGTAACACCTATGCAGCGCTGGAACTGAACCGCTGGACACTGGACGGTGGAGATCAGGTCATTGTCGAAGACACCGACCCCTCCGGTCGAGGGTTTATCAGTGAAGCGATGACTGCGGCAGATGGCACTTATACCACGAAGCCGACCTTCACCAAGACCTTTGATGTTTCTCACGACCTTCCCGTGTTGGCTCTCCGCTTTGATACCCCCTTGGACGAGTACCCCACCTCTATTCAGGTGAAGTATTATGCCGGGACGAAGCTGCTGGACACGCAGACTGTGAAGGGTATTACTTCGGCGGAGGTGTTTGTCAACAGCGAAGCGGCGATTGACTGTACCAAGATCGAGGTCACGATGGACGGTGGCCTGCCGTACCGCCGTATGCGGGTGAGCAAGCTCTACTACCGTGAAACGGACTTCACGCTGGATTTTGACTCGATTGATAAGGACTCACAATCTATCGCAAAGATCGACCAGCTCAAAGCGGTGTCTGTCGCCAAGTATGCGTACACGGCGGCAAACGATACCACCAAACTTTTCGAGGGAACGACCACCGAAACTCAGCTTCATGTCGAGTTCTCTGGTCTTGCACAAGATGTTTCCATCTCTGTTTCTGGCGGCTCGTTGGTATCCTCCAACATTTACGCCAGAGCTGCGGATTTGGTGTTATCCTCCGGCACTAAAACCGTAGTTGTTACCGGCAAAACTCTGTCTGAGAACTCGGTGGTCGTTTCCTATCCCGTGGCTCTCGATGGAGAAATCGACAAGGAGGAAAACCCTCTTATCACCAACGATACGATGTGCGCCGCTCTTGCCGATCAGGTGAAAAAGTATCTGCAAATGCAGAACACCTATCAGACAAAATACCGTGGCAATCCTGAGCTGGAAGTGGGCGATGTGATTGGCTTGCAGACGCTCTACACCGATGAAATGGACGCATTGATCTTGGTGGACGAGATCACATTTAACGGCTCTCTGAGCGGAAAGTTGAAGGTGAAAGGTCTGATATGAGCATTATTGATAATCTCGTCTATGACCGCACACAGGCCGATGTAGACAGGGTTTTTACCCTGAAAAACAAAATCCTCACGGAAGGGCTTTCGAGCCTTTCCGCTGAGGAAAAGACCGAGTACATGGCTGGTATGAAGGGTGCTTACAATTACGGGGACATGAACCGTGTGGGGCAGGCGGTAGCCTATATCGCAAACCGCATGACTTCTCTCCCCGGACAGTTGGCGGCATACCGAGCGGAGAAAGGAGTCGCTGATGACCCGATCTACCATGTTCCGTATGACCCTTCCTCGGTGGTGGTTGCGGCAAAGACGAATTGGGCGATGGGTGATACGCCCACCCAATCTCTCGTGAAAGCCTACTTGAACAACCTGACGGTTCTCCGAAAGCAGCTCACGCTTCCCTCGGACGCACCGTTGGTTCCGAGCAGTCTGGACAATCTCACTTTTTCCACGGCAAACAACATTGAATATCTCCTGTATGTCATCGACACAACGCTGACCGAGGTGGAAACCGAGCTATATTCCAAGATCGACCGCACGGTGGACGCTTTCGCCTATGTTGGTCTGTATAACTGCGGAGAGTAAGGAGGAAATTTCATGAAAGATACTGTCATCAAGGGCAACGGTAAGTCCCGTTCTATCAAGGCTCCTACCGATATGCCTGCAACCTTCGAGGAATGGCGCACACAGCTTCTCGCCGGAACCGCCACCCTCGACATTGGTCTGAACGCCGCAGGCTGTGATGTGGTCGGCACCGCATTGACCAAGGCAAATATGCTGTCCGACACCACCAAGTCGGCACTGGAACTGAGCGGCAGCGACCCCACGGTGAATGACGCTCTGTATGCTTTGAGCCAGAAGGGTTCTCCTGCCGAGGTGCGTGTCATCGCTGATACAGGCTCGACCGTCACCATGAGTAGGGGTGGCAAAACTCTGACCGGCACGGTTGCTTCGACCGGCTATGCCACTCTGTACCCGACCGAGCTGGGTGACTGGACTATCGTGTTTACTTACAACGGTTCTCAGAAAACCAAGGTTTACACGCTGGAAGTCATCGGTATCGTGTATGTCTATCCCTTTGTGGTTGGCGCTACGCTGGAAGCTACCTCTTGGGATAACATCGCCGCCGTTTCCAAGTTCGGTCAGGCTCCGAACTACTGGAAGGTCGGTGACAAGAAGAACATTACTGTCAACGGCGTGACCTATGCGGCGCAGATTATCGGCTTTGACCATGACACTCTGACCACCGCAGACGGTAGCCGCACCAAGGCGGGTATTACCTTCCAGTTGGTTGACTGCCTGAAAACCACCTACTCTATGAACGGCTCCAATACCAATGTGAACGGCTGGCGTGGTTCCACTATGCGTACCTCCACAATGGCAACGCTGCTGAACCAGCTTTCCTCCGACCTGAAAAGCGTGTTGAAGTTCGTCAACAAAGTAACCAGCGTGGGTAACAACAGTTCCGGTTTGGAAACCACTTCCGACAAGCTGTTCCTTCTGTCCGAGATCGAAGTCTTTGGTGCTACTCAGTATTCTTACGCTGGTGAGGGTAAGCAATACGAGTATTACACCGCTGGCAACAGCACCATTAAGAAGGTCAATGGTTCTGCGGGCTACTGGTGGGAGCGTTCTCCGCGTTCCGGCGACACCGACTACTTCTGTTGTGTGAGCAACGGCGGCAGCGCCACCGGTGACTACGCCAGCAACTCCCTTGGCGTGTCCTTCGGCTTCTGCGTTTAATCCCCGGTTTCATCAACACCAATCCCGCCCCGTCAGGGGCGGTATAAGAAAGGAATGTTGGCGTGTCAGTCATCAAAGCTATGCGTGGCGAAAGCTCCATGCAGTTCATCGAAACCGCCAGACGGTTAGAGCTTCACGCTTTCTCTGTCTGCACCAAGGCTCCTAAAAGATACGCACCTCTGCTGACAAACCGTATCTTTGAGCTGGCTTCCACGGTTCACGAGGAAGTACGAGCGGCGAACAACATCTATCCACACAATCAGCATGAAGCGCAAATGCGGCGAGATCACCTGATTAACGCCAACATCGCCCTTCAAAATCTCAGCCCGAAGCTGACTTTGCTCTATGACGCTATTCTCCAAAACCCTGAAAAGTGTCCGTGGATTGACCACGCCATGAAGGAATTTGGAGAGTACATCACGGACGAAGCACAGCTTATCTCCAAGGTTCGGAAAGCTGACCACGAGAGGTATAAAGACCTCCCGGCATGAGTTTTTCATTGGGTCAAGCCCTGTAATTGTTACCGTTTCTGCGAACAACTGGTGGGAGCGTTCTCCTAATTCCGGCAACACCAACAACTTCTGTTATGTGAACAACTACGGCGACGCCAACAATAACAACGCCAGCTCCTCCATTGGCGTGTCCTTCGGACTCTGCAACTTCGCATAGGTCAGTCGTAGTAACCCCTTTGGGCGAAATCAGTACCTTTTGCAGAGGGAGGGCTTGTTCCCGGCTACCAAGCCAAAACACCCCGTCCGATGTAGTCAGCCGGACGCTTCTTGCATGGTGAGCGATTGTACGGTAGCTCATTTCATGGCTGGTACTACAAGCAGTTAGAACCCGTACCCGACAATAAGACTGTACGGAGGGGAACCTTCTATGACAAGTGAAGAACGGAGAGAAGCCCGTTATCAGCGCAGGAAAGCCAAGCGGGACGAAGCTCGTCTGCGGCGAAGCAAAGAATGTGGTGATTTCGATGAAGTCTTTTCGTTCAGACACCTTTACCTTTCCGGGAAGAAATGCTGTAAGGGTGTCTACTGGAAAAACTCAACTCAGCGGTATATCGGCAATATCATTCCGATCATCGCAAAGACCCATCGTGAACTTCAAAACGGAACCTTCAAGCACCGTGGTTTTCACGCTTTTACTATCATGGAGCGAGGGAAGAAGCGGTATATCCGATCAGTCCATATCACGGAACGAGCGGTTCAAAAGTGTCTGTGTGACTACTGCTTGGTTCCTACCTATTCGGCCTGTTTCATCTATGACAACTCAGCCAGCTTGAAACACCGAGGTATGGACTTCGCCCTGCGCCGTATGACCTGTTACCTCCAACGGCATTACAGGAAGTACGGTCTGGAAGGAGGGGTTCTACTTTACGATTTTCACAGCTTCTTTGACTCGGCTCCACATGAGCCGCTGTTTCGTGAAGCCGACCGCAGGCTTCATGACCCGAAAATCAGGGAGCTTGCGAACAGCTTTGTTACGGACTTCGGCTCTGTGGGCTTGGGTCTTGGCAGTCAGGTGTCTCAGACGAACGCCCTTATGCTTCCCAATATGATCGACCACTACTTCAAAGAGGTCTGCCGTATCAAAGCCTATGAGCGATACATGGACGATGGCGTGGCAATCAGCCCTGACATTGATGACCTGTATCTCTGTATGGACGGGTTAAAGATCATCTGCGAGAAGTGCGGTCTGGAACTGAACTTGAAGAAGACAAGGGTAGTTCCTCTCAGAGATTATTACCGCTGGTTGAAAACAAGGTTCATCATCACATCGACCGGCAAGGTTGTTCGGAAGATGAACAAAGACTCAACAAAAATCGTTCGACACAAGCTCAGGGCTTTCCGAGGAAAGCTCGACCGGGGCGAAATGACCTTGGTTGACATTCGGTGTTCCGTGGACTCCTACAACGGTCACATGAAGCGAGGTCACAGCTTCAAGGTGCGGCAGCGCACCAATCAGTATTTCAAATCATTGTACGGGTTTTACCCGGACGAGAAAGGTTGGAAAAGCCATGTATAAAATCATCAAGAAGGACACAGTTCTCGGCATTGTGAGCAATCTGACTTGGGTGCGTATGCAGGACAACGGTTGTTACGGCCTGACTGTCGAGGACAACGCACAGGGTATTGCCCTGAACGGCACCGTGTACCATGTCAACGGACACCCCGAACTGGACGGTGTTGAAACCGTTTCGGTTGAGGAAGTGGACGATGGTGTGTATGCCAACAGCTTGACCGCTCTACTGACTGACCCGAACGACATTCGTAATTCTGAGCAGTTCCGCAAGGCTGTTCAGATGTTCGCCAAAAGCCTTGACGAAGACTCTGCGATGGTGGTTGCAACCATCTATGACCCCTATCAGGTCGGTCATGCCTATGCGGTTGGTGACTATTTCACCTACGGCATGAACGGCGTAGGCGACCCGCAGCTCTACAAGGTGGTGCAGGCACACACCTCCCAAGCAGATTGGAAACCTGACACACTTCCCGCTCTTTACACTCCGATTGGCCTGACCCCCTCCGGCTACCCTGTGTGGACTCAGCCCACCGGCGCTCATGACGCTTACAACAAGGGTGACATTGTGAGTTACAACGACAAGCTATACCGCAGTCTGATTGACGGGAATGTGTATTCCCCGGACGCTTATCCCGCTGGCTGGGAAGAATACACCGGCGAGTAAGGGAGGGGGCAGGACATGAGTGACGCAATTCTGGTCGCTATTATCACGGGTGGCCTGAGCCTGCTTGGTATCATCTACTCGTCCGGCAAGTCTGCCAGCAAGGTTGACGCAAAACTGGACAAGCAGCAGGCGGTCATCGAAACCAAGTTGAACGAACTGACCCGTGAAGTGCAGGAACACAACAATTTCGCAAGGCGTGTGCCTGTGGTTGAAGAACAGATCAAGGTCATCAACCACCGTATCAAGGATTTGGAGGGCTTTCACAAGCCTGCATGACCCGAAAGTAAGGTGATAAAGGTGAGTAATCGGGTCAAAATCCCTATAACTTTCTCTTAGTATGCGTGTATAAGAGGGAGTTTATAGGAAAAACGCCCGATTACTCACCTAACTCACCTAAATTAAAAATTGGAGGTAAAAATTATGCTTGAAACCATTTTGCACAACCTGACGAACATTGGCTGGGCGATGCTAATTTTTCTGTGTGCCTACCTCTCCAATGTATCTTTTTCTCTGTATTACAACATCAAAATCCTGCTGGAACCGTTCAGCAAGGAAAAGCTGATAAACTCAGGCTTGAAGATCGCTGCTTTTGTCTGCGGTCTGACCCTGCTGTGTGTGGCTATTACCACGCTGCCGCTGTTTGCGGATATGGTCGGGTGGGAAATTCCGGCTGAGTATGTGGATATTTTCAGCAATTTGGTGATTATTGGTGCGGTACTTATGGTGTCCTGTAAGTACATCACAGAAGCATTTACGAAGTTCAAGGCCATTTTGGACGCTACCAAGGAGGGCAAAAGCTATGATGAAATCAAGTGAACTGGTCGCCAAGGTCGTTGATATTGCCAAGCATTACAAGACCCTGTATGTCATGGGCTGTTTTGGTGCGCCGCTGACCGACACCAATAAGTCACGGTACATCAAGAACCACCCCTACAACATGGCGGCAGCTCGTACCTCTATGATTATGGCAGCGACCCCTGATACCTTTGGCTTTGACTGTGTGAACCTTATCAAAGCCGTTCTGTGGGGCTGGTCAGGGGATAAAACTAAGTCCTACGGCGGCGCAAAATACGCCACCAACGGCGTACCTGACGAGGGTGCTGACACCATGATTAAGAGGTGCAAGGACGCTACTGCTTCCGGGTGGGACAAGGTTGACCCCGGCGAAGTGGTGTGGACTACGGGACACATTGGCGTGTATATCGGAAACGGCCTTGCGGTCGAATGTTCTCCCCGTTGGGCGAACAATGTGCAGATTACCGCTGTCGGTAATATCGGGAAGAAGAACGGGTACAATACCCGTATGTGGAAGAAGCACGGACACCTCCCCTATGTGACCTACGACAAAACCGTGACCCCCGCACAGCCTGAAACGGTAAAGCCCGTTCCTACCACTGAGGTCAAGGCCAAGGGTGTCGCACGGTCTTTCAATAAGGCCGTGGCAGGTACTTACACCGTGACCGCTGGTGCTGGCCTGAATGTCCGTGACGCTGCCGGGACGGACAGTAGAGTGTTGGTGACAATCCCCAAGGGAACCACCGTCAAGAACTACGGTTACTACACCGTTGTAAACGGCGTTAAATGGCTCTATGTGGCGTTCTCGCACAAGAGGGTAAATTATACTGGCTTCGTGCATGAACGCTTCCTGAGCCGCTGAGAGGGCTTCCTATGGGTGGTAAACGAGTGCAATCTAAGCCGAAGAAGAAAAGAATGAGAAAGCGCACGAAGTTCACGATCTTGTCCATCTTCAATCTGACTTGGTACGCCATTGTGGTTCTGATCTTGAACGCCTGCGGTCACACTGTTGACACAGAATTGACGGTCGGCTGGTTTGCGGCTTGGACTGCCGAACTCGCCATTCTGTACGGCATTAAGGTCAAGTCAAAAGAAACCTCAGACGAGGACGCTCAGGGGTGAGAAAATGCAAGTGCTGAAAGAAATCACGCTCGACAAGGTTATCAATCTCTATGAGGGTCAAGTCGTTCATGACAAAAAGCAGCTCATTGAATGGGACGATCATCGTCGTACTCCACTCTATGAGCTGAAAGAACGAACACTGGCTCAGGACAAGATGATCTTGGGTGCGCTGAAATGCGCCAGAGCGAACGGGTATTCCGGCGAAGAATAAAAGAAGACACTCCCTACCGATTAAGGTAAGGAGTGTCTTTTGGTTTGAACGAACACCGTTCCCCACACAATGTAGGGTTCGGATATGCGCTCAATGGTACACTCAGACTCCCCAAAATCGAACCCTGTCGCTTCTTCGGCGGCGGGGTTCTTTTCTACCCGGAAAGTCTTGGTTTTGCAAGAGGTTAGGTTATATGCAGTGGTGATTTTATACCCGTCAGGTTCGTCCCACACTGTAACAGAATTAACGAGCAAATCAATGAGCCGCCTGCGGAAATTTTCATCTTCGATATTCCCATATTTGAACTGACTCAACCAGAATACGATTTGGTCACGGTCAATTCGGTAGACGAATTTTTCCTCAGCTTTGATCTCTTTGTTGATGGTCTTTTTCTCATGTTCGAGTTGGACAAGGCGGTTCATCAATGTTTCAGAAGCAATACCCTTTTCAATGGCAGCGGTGATATTCGTGATTGACTTTTCGACCTCTGACAGTTGAGCAGTCAACTGCGGAATGTGCGTGTCGTTTATCAAATCCTGTTCGCTCTGTCGGATTGCCATGTCTGCGATTTCATCAATGAGCTGATCGGTCAAAAGGTTGAGAGCGTCACGGGCTACTATCCCTTCAATGTAATCTTTTTTCAAAGGCCGCTTATCACACCCAAGTTTTCTCTTTTTCGTGTAGCAGGAATAGTAGTGGTAGACCTTGCCGTGCCTACCGGCTCCGCTTTCACCGTTCATAGAAGCCCCACAATGACCGCAGAACAGCTTTCCAGACAAGAGGTAATCTACCTTAGCCTTGCCCCTTGCCGGGGCTGTGGCGGTCTTAGAAAGCCGCCGCTGTACCGTTTCAAACAGCTCCTTATCAATGATGGCGGGAATACCATTTTCGATGACAATATCCTTGTAGGTATAAGTGCCGATGTAACGAGTGTTACGGAACATGGCCTTAAAGCTGCTACGGTTGAACTCTGTGTTTTTAGCAGTCTTATATCCGGCAGAGTTAAACTTTCGGCAAATGTCAGCTACGCTTTCGCCGTTGGCGTAAAGAGAGAACGCTTCTTGAACGATGTGAGCGGTGTCAGGGTCAACGACCAGCTTATGATTTTCCACTTTGTATCCGAGGGGGATATGACCACCTACACTATGGCATTTCAAGGCAGACTCACGCATACCTCTCGTGACCTTCTGTGACAGCTCGGCAGAGAAAAATTCAGCCATACCTTCTAACACAGACTCCAAGATGATACTTTCAGGGCTGTCGGTGAGGTGTTCTGTGGCGGAGAGGACTTTCACGCCGTTCTTCCGCAGACGCATTTTCATAATCGCACTGTCATTTCGGTTACGAGCAAAACGGTCGAGCTTCCAGACGATGACATATTCCCAATTCTGCTTTGCACTATCCGAAATCATTTCCATGAGGTGAACCCGCTTTTCCACATCTTTACGAGCGGTCGTTGCTCGATCAACATAGATTGCCACAATGCGGTAGTGATTTGCTTTGCAGAAGGTGCGGCAGTCACGAAGCTGCCCTTCAATGGATTGGTCACTTTGGCCTGTGGAGCTATACCGAAGGTAGATAGCAACATTTTGATCTCCATTGTAGAGTGTATATGGGTCCTCCTGAAATTGAGAGATTTCTTCCTCTGTCAGACAGGAGAGGTCGATTGGAAATTTTTTCATGCAAATCTCCTTTTTAACTCCATGACTCTACCGACAAAGCGCAATCGTCCAATTTCAACACCGCCAAAAACACGGGGAGGATAGTGTGGATTAAAAGAGCGAAGGGTCACAGTATCTTCATCAATGCTGATTTTCTTAACAAATCCTTCTTCGTCATCAACAATGACAACCATAAGAGTATCTGTTTCAGGAGGTGTGTCCTTTTTAACCAGCACTAAATCGTGATCGTCTAAGACTGGCGACATACTATCTCCGTCCACTTGCAACCAGAAACAATCGTCACAGTCATATTCGGGGTCAACTTGTTCATACCCCAATGCTTCTTGCTGAGCGATGACACCTTTTCCTGCGGACGCATGACCAAAAATAGGTCGCTTGCAATTTTTTTCATAAGGTTCGGTGGTCAAACCAACAGAGGACAAGTGAAAGAGAGGGTCGTCAGTTTCACCTTTCAAATATTCAGCCGTTGTCCCAAGATTGATAGCGAGAGTTTTCAAGTCTTCATCGGAAATCATGCGGTCAGGCTTTTTATCTACATCGTTCAAATAATACTTGGGGCGGTCGATAAGTTTGCAAATGTAGGTGACACTTTTCCCTTGTTGTTTGGCTAAATCTCTAATACGGCTTGTGTTCATAAATACCTCCTTCAAAAATATCCTACTTTTTTAGGATTTACTATTGACAATCCTACAAAGGTAGGATATACTTTGGATTGTGAACAAGAGATTTTGACAACAAAAACCCGACCCCCGAAAGGTTTTCTTTTTTCGGCGGTTGCTGTGGTCAATGGTTTAATTGTCTGGCAAGTAAATTGTACCATTACGCCCACTGGTTGTCAATAAATATTGTTCTCAATTCAAAGAAAGGAGAGGTTTTGTGAAAGAGCGTGAGAAAATTCGCTATCACCTGAGCGTCAATCACCTGTCGTTTGCATGGTTGATTGATATGCTCCGAAAGCGGGGAATTGAAACGAACGGCCCTGTCCTGAGTGCAATTCTCGCAGGGACTCGTAACGGCCCTTCTGTGGACAAGATCATCGCTGAGTCTATCGACATTCTGGACTGGTACGAGCGGCAGATCGGCGGTGTGTCATGAGCGACAGTGCATTTGCCCCGGAAGTGCGAGGACAGGCCAAAGCGTTCAGCTCACTCCTTGCTCGATCTGTCCGAGAGTTTTTCAAGGACGAAGGGAACCGCAAGCAGTTCGAGAGCTGGTACGAGCAGAAGTACGGAACACCGTATCAATGGAAACCTATGGTTTGGAGGAACAGATAATGAAAAAGGTATTTGGAGTATTGGCATTTCTCTCGTTTTTCTACCTGTTGGGTGTGGTTGGTGCGGTAGAGCAAGACACGATGGCTCTCGGTACAGGCATGGTGCGTATGGGTATCGGCCTTGGCTGCTTCTGGCTGTTCTGTGAGCTGTCTGGTGCGTTTTATCCTGCCCCGCCGAGAAAAAGAAAAAGCCGCTGACGGAACTGGTACTTCCATCAACGGCAAGCGTAAAAGCTCAATCTGATTATATCAGAACCTATCATTTTGTAAAGGAGAATTTTATGAATAGCACGATTGCGAAACTCGCTGACGAGTTCGAGAAGATGGAGAAAACCATCGCTTCTCAGAAGAAGATGATCGAAACCCTCATGCCTACGGGCTATGTCGATACCGATACCGTCAAACTTCACCTCAACTCCGTATATGGTGTCATGTTCGGCGGTCGCCCTTCCCCGAAGCGCTGTAAGTTGGAGGACTGTTCTTGGGACGAGATCAATATGTATTCCTCCTTCGGTCTTGCTGACAAGATGTTCGAGGTCGGTGACACCAAGAAATTCCGTCTGGCTGATGGCTCCTACATGACTGCCCGTATCATCGGGTTCAACCATGACTA